AACAAAGAAGGAACGACAGTAAAGAGCATAATCGCTCATGCGGCTGTGACCGCTAAAACTGCTTAAAGCAATAAATACGTTCTTGTCTTCAGCATTGATCTCTCTAACTAACCTATCAACTTCATCAAGGCTTTCTGCAAACCGATTGACTACCCGTTTGTCTTTGGAAATCTCGGTTACACAGTAGACGCCCTGCGAAGGTAGTACTTTCTCGTAAAATTGTTTTCGCATGGACACCAACCCACTTAGATAAAAAAGGCGGGGCGACAGTCGCCCCGCCAAATCACAGAGCATACTTAAACTTTACGACCGATCATTTCCTCTATGTATGTCTTGGCTTGCTTCAAGTTAGCAGCGGGGAGGACACCGTTCTTCATGTCCTGTTCTACGAGATACATAAAAGCCTCAACGACCTTGCGTTTATGCTCATGCATGACTTGACCTCTAAACCACAAATGCAAGGTATTGCGAGATATTTCTATAGCCGGGGCGACATAGGCCACGGGAAGATTAGCCTCGACACATAAGCGACCAAGTTGTACCCCCAACAGGGAGTTGTCTGCCTGTTGTAACTGAATAAGGAACTTGTCACTGTATGTGCGAGGCATCTCTTAACTCTTCTTAGACCACTTCTTAATAACATCAGAGACATCAGCAGCAGGTGCCGCCTCGGTCTTCTTCGTCTCACGTACGACAGGCTCTGCCGAAACAGGTGCGGCAACCGTTGTCTCCTCGCCCTCATCCTGCTGATACACCGTCAACTTGACGGCATTCTCTGCGGCCTTGCTCTCTTTCTGACGCTGAACGGTGTCAGAGTCATTCTCAGGAACAACAGCGGCGGGCGAGAACAGCAACTTCGGTACAGGCGATTTCGTGTCAAACTGCATCTTGGTTACGACCCGACCTGCTGAGATGTTGTTATTAGCAAGCATCTGGATATACGGACGGAAAGGCCACTTGCCCGATTCTTCCTTGCCGAAGCAAGACGTAGCCGGGAGAACCAACTGCATCACATCGCCACCGGGGTCTTGCGGCAGAACCACCGCAGTACGCCACGACAGACGACAAGCAGCACCGCTGCCGCCCTGACCAGAACCCTTGACCGACCACTGGCACTTATCGCAGTTGGAGGCTTGCGGATTCTTAACCTCGGGGTCAGGAGTCTTTGAGTCAGATGACCAACATACAGGTGCGACCTTCTCGCCTTCCTTGTACGCACCCGTGTAGTAGGTACGGCTCGGAGCGTGGGCCATCTTCACAAAGATCACGTTCATGTGGCGATCTTCGATGGAGCCAATCTCTTTGCCGCCCGCCATCTTGCGGAACACGCCGCCCTTGATGGAGATACGCTTGGAAAGATTGCCACCGCCACCGGCAACGGCACGTGTATCGTCATCGACCCCGCCCGGAATCTGGGCGAGTTCGCTCTTTAAACTAGCAATAATATCGTTACTCATACGTCCTCACTTACTGGCTTTACGTACTGAAATTCCAAACTCGCGCATCACGTTCACGCCGGGTGGTAGCCCGTCGTTCTCGTTATCTTTCAAAAACTCTCTGAAGTTGCTTTGATGAATGCGCCTCTCAAGCAACTGAACCGCCTCATTGTCTAAAACAAACTTATAGAAGTTGTCCCAGTCTTGACAGAAGAAGCGTTCATTCAACTTCCTCATCACCGTACCGTGGCGCGTCTTGATACTATCCGCATTCACAGCGTTGCACATCTCAAGCATCACGGCTTCCAACTTCGCCATGTCTTCTTTTAACTTACCATCTGCTACTTCGTAATCACGAAGTATCTTTTCACGTTCTGAGCGTATTGATAAATACGCTTCAACTAATTCATCTGTGTTACCCATGCTACTCATTTTAACTTCCTATACGTAATCATTCGTCTGGCATGAGCCTTCGGGTCTCTCGCAGATTTTAAACCGTATATTTCAATGAGATTGTCTTTAAGCCATCCGCGCACCCTGCCGCCAATGACTGCACTCCAAGCATTTGGATGATGCGGTTGCTCAAGTCCCAAAGACTCCAATTCCAAACGAATGTCTTCACCTACGAACAACTTTTCAAGCGGTTGTGATCTGAACCAAAAATCAATTTTATCTTTGGCTCTATCCTTCCAAGCGCCAGAGTTTTCCAAAACTAGAGCCATGCCCTCATCTCTGAGAGTACGTCCAAGTTCAGTGTCTTCGCCGTCTTCAATACTCATATTAAACTTCCTCCAACTCCTGTTTGTACAGGTCAACTAATTTTTGATGACTGTCTACCTTGCCTTGGAGCATGTCGTAAATCTTTTTTTCAACTTCAGATCCACGTAAATGCACCACCGACATTTTATTAACTTGTCCAACTCGTTCGATACGCGCTATGCACTGTAAATACGTTTCAACTGACATCACTGGAGACCAGAAAACCACCGTATCAGCAGCCGTCAAAGTAATCCCATGTGCTGCCGATTGCGGTTGAATAATCAAGACTCTTGGATCTACTGCGTTTTGGAACCGATTGATAATTTCAGACCTTTCACGTGCGGTTACAGAACCCTTGATGACCTCACTTGTGATACCAACTTTCGTCAGGTATTCCTTAACAATGTCGATAGCATGAAGGAACGGAACAAATACTACAACCTTGTTTGTAGTTTCTTCAAGTACTTCTTTGAGCGCACTAAGTCGCGGGGAGATGTCGAACTGCACAACGTCATGCTTGTCCGTGTACACCGCACCTGCTGATATCTGTAAAAGTTTATTCAACGATGCTGCTGCATTGACGGCGGAGATCTGTTCACCCGCTGCTTCTATCAGTAATTGCTTTTTTAACTCAAGGTAGTACTTCTGAACCTGTGGTGTCAGTGGTACATCGCGTGTCTGATAAACAACACTGGGCAGATCAAGGCATTCTTTCTTTGTGTAGCGAATAGCGGGCTGTAGCGCACGATGCACTTCATCCGTAGAAACATTCTTCGGAACCCACTTGAACTTACTGATCTGCACCATGACACGATCACGCCATGCCGTAGAGAACTTCGGCACCCTTGTAGGGCTGACCAACTTAGCAAGACCGAATGCGTCTATCGGTGACTGAGCGGCAGGAGTACCCGTCATCATCCACAGCCACGTTGTTGGCTCAATCAGTTTGGCAAGAATCTTCCATCGTTTCGTGGTCGAACTCTTATAAGCGTTAGCCTCATCAACGATCACCAGATCAAACTTCGCCTGTTGCAGTTCTTGAAGAACTACTCCCGTGCCGTCGTAGTTGATAATTGTGAAGTCAAAGTTCTCATCTAATACTTTCTTACGCTTTGTAGACGATCCGTGTGCGACACCGCACGTACGATGTATTGCCGTCTTCATAATGTCGGCTTGCCATGCTGAGTACATGATCGACAGCGGGCAGATCACAAGAACTTTCTTAATAACTCCTTTGTTCATCAGGTAGTCAGCGGCCCATACCGCTGCTGATGTCTTGCCCGTTCCTGCCTCGTTGAAGCAGAAAGCGCGTTGACGGATAGAAAGAAATGACGCTGTATCGCGTTGATGATCAAACGGTTTGTAAAAACCGGGCCACTGATAGTCGCGTTCTATTGGAGAAGGGATCTTCGGAATGTTTTGATTAGGGAGAAAAGTATCTAAATACTCAGCAAGAATCTTCATCTCGCTGTGATTCCAATAGATCAAAACGTCCTTACTGTGCTTGTTATCCCGTATGATTTCGCTACGCGGGATTCTTGCCGATACTTCGGCGGCAAAGTTATTTGATACAGTCAGTTTGACTGCTGCGTTCTCAACTAATTCCATACTGTACCTACTGAATAAAAAAGCCCGTAACGTGGGCCAGACGGTTAGCGCCTAGGCGAAGTGTGATGGGCGGTAGCAGCCCAACCTATCGCTAACTGACGCGGTTATTCGGGGGAAGTGGGTGGGAAACCCCCTGCACACTCGCGTCCTGTGCATTATTTCATTGATCCACTTGCATTTCTACGGAATGAGCGGTTTTTTGACGGGGGTTCTAACCGCGTTCCGGTGGCGTTACTACCGCCCTTGGACAACGCTTTGACATGGGCGATGTCCTTGCCCCTTCTGCTAATACCTTTCTTGTCATAAGACCGACGCGCACGCTGGCGCTCCATGCGGTTGTCGTGTTCGCCACGCTTAACTTGCTGCTTGTATTCTTTCTTGTACGGCCTTGTTTTGTTTACGTAAGGCATACCTACCTCTCTTTATAAAAATTACAGTTACTGACAGGACACCATCCACACAAGGGACCGGGCTTCGGGAACCACATATTGTTTTCAAATGCTATTTGAAGACGATCCAGCTCGGGGAGAAAGTTCTGCCATAGTTTATTACTGTCTTTCCTGTTGTACTCTTCCGTCACGAACGTGTTGTGCATCACGAACAACAGCCCCGCCCTGATATTCTCCACCTCGGGGAAGTGTGCGTAAGTCATCAACGCCATCAACTTTAACTGCTTCGGATCAGGGTAGCGGCTACTCCCGGTCTTGTAGTCCACGATGTAAGCATCGGCTCCATCCACGATAAGTAAGTCAACGATGCCCCGCACCCACCTAGTATCGGAATCAAACGCGCATGGCTCCCGATCTGGGGTAAGCGCCATCTCGTGTTCGCAATACTTCGTACCGCCAATCTCCAGCAGCGCGTCAAGTTGTGACTTAAAACGCTGATAATTCTTGGCAAGGGGAACTCCGTCACGAACGTAGTCCTCGCAGGCTTTATGGACTTCTGTGCCATACAGCATCTGCTCGGTGGTTTTCTTCGTAAAGTCCTTCGCTACCTTGGTGTGATAGTACTGCTTCGGACAGGTTGTAAAGTCCTTTAAACTGCTGAACGACCATTGAATCACTAACAATCCCCATAGGACTCTCCGTATTTAGCCTCACAAGCCACGGGTAGTCCTTCAGCCCAACTAGGGGGAGTAGACATCACTTGTGTTATAAACGCAACGGCTTGGTCTAATTCTTCCTTGGGACTGACGATTACAGCCGCGTCATGCACGGTCAGCACGGGACGGTAGCGTTCCCTGATCTTGAGCATCTGCTCCCCCACAATGATGCGGGCCAAGGCTTGCACGATGTTTTCTACCATCGCGCCTCCCCATATCGAAGTTACCCCCCGTCGTGACTTGTAGATGTACTTTTTATCGCTCAACCGTAGGTCTGGATATCGTATAAACAATTCATTAGGGAGACGAATGCCAGAAGCTGTGGCCTGAACAACTCCATGTCTTCCTATCGCATAAGATTGTAATTTATGAGGCCATGACGAAAGGTGCTGGAGCGCACTATCACATTCCCGCCATAACTCTGTGACCTTATGGTTTGATTCCCGATACAGGTCAACGATGCGCTTGCATTCTTCTTCGGGCAAGTCAGCCCCCGGCGGTTGGGTCTTCAGCGTGTGCTGTAACTTCTTCGCCCCGGTGCCGTAACCAAGTCCAAGGATGCAGGTCTTGCCTACAAAGCGTTCCACAGGATCGGTCTTAGAGATATGGCGCTTGTAAACCTTACTGGCAAAGATTGAATACACATCCTCGCCCTTGGCGAACTGCCGGGTTACATCATCCTGCCCTGCAAGCCAAGCAAGCACCCGCGCTTCGATCTGCGATGAGTCGCAGTTAATCACCACATGACCCGCCGGGGCCATGATCGACCGCTTCAGTGTTTTCTTTTTCTTGTCACGGCTTGGGAGGTTCTGTAAATTAACCGAGTCAGTCCCGGCCCAACGGCCTGTGTGAGCGCCATAATACTTGAGCGGGATAGGTAACCTACCGCGATTCCGAGAACCAATACCGATAAAGCGTTCAATGCGAGACTCCTCTATAGTGGACTTAGTGCCGAGTCGTACGGCACACAACTGTTGAATAACTGGGTCTTCATGTTCTAATAACTCAATAAACCCTTCGTCGTTTTTAGCAAGTGCAAAAGTTTCTTTGCCGGTTGTTGGACTAATTTTCATCGGCACAGGTATATTAAAATCTTTCAGGATGGCAGCGAACTGCGGATTACTGGCTAATTTCGCACGGACTTCTTCCTCTTGCCCCACCTGTAACGTGTCCATCAGGCCACGTAATAAAGAAGATTTCTCCTGTTTCACTTCCTCTAGTCGTTCAACAAGCATCGCATCGTTCACTTCCAACACAGGCTGCGTGTACATACGCAGCGTCATGTCGATCAGGTCTAGTTCCGATTGGGGAAAATGATCCGATATAAAAGTATTAAACAGAGCAAAAGTAAGGCTGACATCATTAATACAATAATCGCCATAGCGACGAAGATCGGCAAGAGTAAAATCCTCACGGCGTTTGCCAAGTGCCTCAACCACCTCGGTACCTTTCTGTCCAAGCCCATACATTTTTACCAAGTTTGCTAATGACCCGCTCACATCCACGCCATGCTTGGCGCGGGCTATACACAGGGTATCGAAGTAGTAAGCAGGGATGATGTTAAAGATGAAAGACAGGATGCCTCCGTCAAACATCGTGTTGTGACAGAGCAGTGCAGACTCAGACCAGTCAATCTGATCAAGTCGCGCTTTGATTTCTTTATGGTTGCCGCTAAACCATTCCGGCTGGCCGTCGTCAATTTTAATCCCAACGCCAATGACTTCAAATTGTTCACTACAGATGTATTCCTCCGTCGTCAGTTTGGTAAGACTAAATTGTTGGGAATAGTAAGTTTCAAAGTCGAGCGTGACGAAACTCATGGGTCAACGCTCCACGTTTCGGTCTGGCGTTGCAACTTCGGCCACTCCAGCTTCGTAACAAACGATTTGTCCTGCACAAGTATGTGATTGGTGGGCTGTGCCGTGAACCTGCCGTTGTCCAACTTGATGAAGTAAAACTCTTTGGATTGTTCTGGCTCAAGGCTGAACCCGTCGAGCATAGGGATTGCCGTGAACATGTAACGACCACGTAGTTCTTCCTTGCTTCGTAGTTTTACTAACATAGGCACGGCTTCAAGAAACGGATACTCCACCACGCTGAATTGATGCCCGTAACAATCCCAAGTTTGTGAGTCGCAGGGTTCCCAATCAAAATCAACTTGTTCGTGCGCTAACTTATGCAGCGGCACGTTGCGATACACCGCACCACATTCCAACATGACATGGCATCCCCATGTCCTGCCGGGATGACTAACCAGACCAAACCACGCAACTCGTTCCCACTTGTCGTTGCCAAATGTTTTAGGTTCAACGTAACAATATGTATGACGGGGCAACGGCCCCGCGCCTGAATAGATCATTTCTTTTTCCCACCCCTTTTTAAATCTGCGACTTCTTCTCGCAGCCTACGAATTTCATGATAGCACTCCCACAGTACGCTACCTACCGTGAGAAATTTAAATTCCGTTGTGGTTGATGTGTCATTGATCTCGCGTGGAAGATCTCGAATCAGATCCAGTACGTCATGTTCGATTTGCACGAAGATGTTCCAGTTCAGCCTTCAGCACGTTAATCTCTTGGGCAAGTAAGTTAGCCTCAAGCGCCATGCCGCTCTTGCGGATCGAAGCAAGTGCCTCATCGATCTTGGTTTGCTGCGAGTACCGCCACGGCATCCGCTCCATTTCAGTCTTCCACGATCCCGGCGGGGACTTGTCGTCGATGGTCATGTCTCACCCCTCGCCTGTATTTTATCAACCGTTCTCTGCGCCACGTTGTCCGACCCCGCCATGCCAAAGACGATTTGGCAACAACGCTCTCGCTCGACTTTCACCGCAGCATCCCACGCATAACTAAACGCCTTGCCGTGGCTCGACTTCTCTAGTGCAAACTCTGTCGCTTCTGCGCCAACACCCACGGTTTCATTCCACGCCTTCCACGCCTCTAGTTTTGTCATAGGTACACTGCTCCCACCACGCAGCCGACACCAAAACACACCACGGCCAACATAATCTCAGCCGCAAGCATGTCTGTTCTCATAGACTTCTCATCCATGAGTTCTTTCTCTAAGTCATTGATTCGCTCGTTTAAGCGATCAACGATGTACTCATTTGGCCTGCTCATGGTATCTCCAAGATTCTATCCCTTTAAAAAAACGTCGCGACTAAAGCGACGCGTCTAACACAGGTTTCACTAGCTTTTGGTATCTGATGATAGTGTTCCAAACCTTCAAATAAAATTACGTCGTCTTCTTTTGGATCGTGTGAATCTTCGCCCACAATAATTTTACCCCCCGCATCAGTCAGATACGCCAGTATATTTTTATGAGGGAAAGGATGGTCCATGTGCGGAATCGTATTAGTTACTTCATTTAGCGGCAGAACACAGTTAGCGTTTATACGGAGAAACGCATTAATTTTTATGTCATTGTGTTCTAGTACTTCAAGAAATAACTTGGCTGCAAATTCTAAGTGTGGAGAATTACTTTCAGAAATTCTAATATTTTTAGTATGGCTACCGGGGGTCTTTAAAAGATTATGTGATAGAAACGGTGTGGCGTAATGACCTTCTTTATCGTGGGATTCGGGCGTAGATCTGAGCATCCAGTACCAAACAAACTGATTGGACAGTACAAATTCTTTGAATTTTAAATACAATTCTGTTTTAGGATTTATTAGTTTATGTATGTTCATTACGCTGTCTCCAAAATTCCATACCTTTAAATCGATAGTAAAGATCGGGAGGAAGAACCGTGTTGTTTACATGGGCTTCCAGTTTCTTCCTTACTGTGTGTAAGTTTGGAAAATTAGTCGCATGATCATACTCAGGAAATGAGTACTCCACATCGTTGAAGTCATGCTCAAAGTACGGTTCACCGATGAAGTCATAGACTTCCTTCATAGTGGAATGCGGAGCAGTAACTAAGTCTTGGTACTCCACCAGAAGAAGATGCTTCCGGTAAGGGCCGTAGTAACACTCTTTTAAAGAGTCATACGAATTACGAACATACCCAGTATCTAGCGCCACTGTTCTTGTGTAGACGTTTAAAGCACGTTCGCCATAGAGCGAGTCTTCGCGAATCCCTCGCTTTTTGTAGAGGTATTCAAAAGAATTCAACACATCAGCGTAGTCTCTGACAGTACATATTAGTTTGAAGTCAGGATAAACAGCAGCCAAGTATTCTGGAGTTCTTGTCCACGAACGATCTGTGTTGAACACCACTGGTTTGTCCGTAAAAGAGTAGTAACCATCCACCATACCCTTCACAGTGTCAGCAACTCTGTCTGGTGGACAGATGATCTTATGCGTTGCAGTCCTGTGGGTATAGGCGCTTGCTACGGCGCTGACAAAATCAGCCAACGGGTTCGATATCTCAGCATAAAACTTTGGGTTTTGATTCAGAATACTTACAAGTAGTGTTGACCCAGATCTTGGCAATCCAGAAATGAAGTGATATTTGTTCACTTCCACTTTCCTCGGATAATAAATTTATTTAGGAAAACGACTTTGTATTTCTCTAACCTACTCCATTCTTGCTCGTTCACTACTTGGACTTTAAATTCAACTTTTTTATCGGTCATTGGGGCCAAATAAACCATTGGCGTACCAGCCCGGAATTCTAATCTCGCGTCTTTTTTATCCACAAAAAAGTTTACAGCAGCACCATGTTGGTCTCTGTAATTAACTATGCCGGGGACTACTCTGACAGATGGCAGTTCATCCATTAACGTCCAGTCTGCCCCAAAAAATAAAAAATGAATTCCTGTTTTTTCCCATAAAATCCAAGGAGGAGTTATTTTTACGTGGATTCTATCGCGCATACCGCCTTGGTGTTGATAGCTTGGGTGGCTATCCATATGCGAAGGATCAACAGGATTAGGAAACAGGTAATCGTAATTCCCGTCGCTTCTAGTTTGTAAAATGAAGTCAGTCCATAGGGGTATCGTCCAAGTTTTTTGGAATAGATTTATAAACCCTGTACATGTTTTCATGGTAGGCGAAGGACGGGCAATCGCATACTGCGTACGGTGATGTACGCATTGCTCTAAATTCCTCCACCACTCCGGCACGTAGCTAAAAGATTTTTTAATAGGATAGTTTTGAGCCACTACCGGCTCACGAGTAAAACAATCCACTACCACTTTTTTAGATTTAAATAAAAACATTAAAGTTCCACCCACCCCGTAAGGATGTACTTCTCTTTATCACCGATAGGAGGATTCCCCCTGTGCGTGTGCGTAAACCCGGCAGGCCAAATGATCAACCTGCCCGCTTCAGGTTTAATCCTTTTATTTAAGTACAAAAATTCTGTTTCGCCGCCTTCGTCTATATCATTCAGGTAAAGAATAAATACCGCTACTCGGGTACACTCATGCCGGGCCATATCTTCAGAATGCCAAACGTGATACCCCTCGCCGGGTTTAGTCCTTTGAAGTTTGACAGTGAAAATTTCATGACGAGCATAAGTGTTTAGAATTGAATACTTTTCTCTGTATAACGGATACGCAATAGACCAGAAAACATTAGAAAATTCATCGGAGACATATCTAAAACCTAAGTCTTCGTAGAATGCATGGCCTCTAAAATCTATGGACGAATCGCTAACTACGTGGGGCTGTCTATCAAATCCCTGTATGCGGTTGTAAGTTTTATCGATCTTGTCCCTCACTTCAAATTCATGAATAGCCGTCTTGCATAAATTCTCAGAGAAAATTCCGTCAAATACGCCAACAAAATCGTTTCCAATTTCGTACTTCAAAGACGGGTGTTTCTCAAGAAGTTCATTGTGCAACGTTTTCTTCATCATTTGATCTCCAATTCTTTACGTGTCTCGTCACGGATAAGCGTTAGCAATTTGCAAATTATGTGAGTTTGCGTACGTCGTCCGCTCGGGCCAAACTCATCAAACTCTTTTGAATACTCGTCAATTGTTTTCCAGTTAATGTATTCCAAACTACCGTCCTCGCCAATCTTCACCCACGTAATTTCTTTCTTACCGGGAGATGATCCGTCAGGATTCACAAGATAAACTTCTTCTTCGTAATCCATTTAAATCTCCTTGGCTATCGCCATCCATTCTTCTGCATACTCGACGTTGCCCCAGTCTTTGAACCAAGGCCCGCCGCGAGTGAAGTGAACGGCTTGTGGGTTCAGGCAGTCATCCTTCGTGTACCAACCTTCCAAATAGTTGTAGGTGATGGGCAAGTCACCGATGGTCGCGTCCCACAGGAACCGTAACTGATGCAGGTGCATCCCAGTCTCGCGATTCACTACCTCGGGGGTCAGTGTCTTGAGTAGCGGATGCCCACAGTTCCACAGGATCATGCTGCTCCAGTTTTTGCGTGGATACTGGTGCTGAACCCTGCCGTCCATCTTCGTTAATTCTTTCGGCTTGTAATCATGCTTGACCACACGCACCCCGTAATATGGATCCATGTAGTTCTGTAACGCAGCGATATCACCTCTCCAAAGAAAATCACAGTCCATGAACACCGCCCACCCCTCGTAATTGCACAAATGCGGCACAAGGAAACGGGTAAAGGAAAACTCTGTAGACGACAGCGGGTCATGCTCCCGCCAGTACAAGTTCCGCTCACGCAGTTCAGTCTGCTTCAGCGGCTTGATGTCCAAGAACACGGATGAGTTCCGCGCCAAAGACTCCCGGCAGACTTGATACGCCACATCCTCGCGGCTGTCCCAACCAATAAATACTTTCATAAATCATCCAAAAGGTATTTGCGATCAAAGCCTTTGAAGTGAAGGATTTTCGGGTTCTTATCTGCTTGCATTTCTTCTGGCAAACAACCGTAGTCGCTTTCGTCCACCGTTGAAGCACGTAGTTCTGAGGCAAGTACCTTCAATGCTTCCTGATCCCCGTACCACACGTGGAACTTCTCATCCATCGCATTCAAGATTTCTAACGCCCTTCCCCATACTGAGTGGTGCTTAGTCACTATCGTACAAGCAAGGTACGGATAGACTTCCATCAATGTCTTTCCGTTGTACTCCGAGAAGTCTAGTCCGCGTTGATGCGGGTTAAACTCAACATCTCGTTCAAAACTTCTTTGGCATAGCACAATATCGTTAGCGTCGATCATCTCAGTAGGGCTGACCTTCTGAGTAACGATCATGTCGGTATCAAGATAAATAGCAGGATGATCGACCTTCGCAGCGGCGTACATGCGTAACCGCTCTGTCATCAACTTGCTTCTATCCACATCATCTTCGACCCGGCGATTCACGCCCAAAACCTCTGGCGTATCCTTGTCTGTACACATTACTATGTTCGCCGTAGGGTTAGAGATTCGCAGTGAACTCACCAACTTTTGTGGGTAAGAAACATCATCACCAACATGGAAGAACACGAATGTTTCTGAAGGCTCAGCCACATGTAATCCGGCTGTCTGCTGTCGATACACTTTAAGATCTTTAACGGCGGCTTCTACCGCAGTAGTCCACGGTGCGATAACGTTTGCCTTGGGGTAAATACGCACTGAGGGATACCACAAACTTTCTCGCCCTACTCTGTGGTTCCAAAAGAACAACTTATTTGCATCAAGTAAAAACACCGGCTTCCCCATTGCCGCTGCCAGATGAACTGTTGCGTTACTAACAGATACAACAACATCGCAGCCCGCTATGACAGAAGCAAGTCCATCCAAATCCATAAAGTTATTTATGGCGTTGAACGTATGGATCTTCTTGCTGTACTTTTTCTCAAACTTATCGATCTCAGGCAAGACATCTGAGTATTGAAGATTGACAAACTTAACACCTTTGATCTCGAAGAATGGTAAGAGTTCTTCAAGAGAGATACTTTTGTGCGGACCAATTACGTTGGCCTTACTTATCCATGAAATGCCTATAACGAAGTCATCATCCGTAAAGGCCGCCGCCTTGCGGA